ACACACAGATTCGTGCGATCGGTGACTACTGGTTCCCCACAGGCGGTCACGAAGCCACGGTACAGGTCACTGGAGTGTGGGGCTGGAGTGCTATCCCCACTGTAATCCGTCAGGCTGCCGTGCTCCAATCCGCCAGATACTATAAGCGTGCGGATGCCCCGATGGGGGTGGCCGGATTCGATGCCCTCGGGGTGATTCGGTTGGCGCGTATCGACCCTGACATTGCTACCCTCTGCGATCCGTTTATGCGCGTGAGGATGGCGTAATGACCGACATTAGTGCATTGCGGGAAGCAATCGCCACTAATCTCGCAACGATTTCTGGACTTCGCTCTTCAGCGGATTTGCCAGATAACCCAAACCCGCCTATTGCAGTGGTGTCACTGGAAAGCATTGATTATGATCAGGCTTTCAACAATGGCCTCACCGTGTTTACCTTCAGCATCATGGTAATCGTTGGTCGCCAATCTGACCGTGTAGCACAGCGTTCTTTGAACGGTTACGCAAGTCAGAGCGGGGCATCGAGTATCAAGACTGCGGTAGAATCGGATAGGAGTCTTGATGGTAATGCGGCAGACGTTCGCGTCTCAAGTATGACTAGCATCGGCACTCTGCAACTGAATGACACTGATTACCTAGTTGCTGAATTTACGGCAACTGCGTACTGCTAAGGAGAAAATAAATTGGCTAAGTATGTTGTTACTTCACAGAAAGTAACCTTCAATGGCACCGAGATTTCGGACGCGGTTGCGCGTGCGGAGCTCGTGTTGAGCGCTGCCGAGGTCGAGACTACTGACTTTTCCTCCAGCGGGTGGACCGAGGTTATTGGAGGCCTGAAGTCAGGTCAGCTTACCCTCGACTTCCACGCTGATTACGGTGCTGGTGGGGTTTCTGCCCTGTTCCAGGACCTCGTTGGAACTATCGGAACCGCTGTTGTGATTGCGAACGGAACTGCTGCTTCGGCAACTACGCCCGCATACACCGCTACGGTCCTTGTCAACAGCTTCACCGCGACGCCTGGTGCAGTCGGCGATTTGGCCACGTTTAGTGTGACCTTTCCGACCACGGGTGCCGTTGCTTACGCAACCGCGTAATTGTTGTAAGCTAGCGACATGAAAATAAACCTACACATTCAGTTCGAGGACGGCAGTTCTAAGGACATTACATGTGGCGCGGCCGATCTCGTGGCTTTCGAGAACAACTACAACATTAGTGTTGCGAAGCTCGCGGAGGACACGAGAATCGGTTGGCTACTGTACCTGGCATGGCACAGCGAGAAGCGTACCGGCGCTACAAAACTTGAATATGACAAGTGGTGTGAGACGGTTGCGACTATCGGGGAGTCTGATGACGACCCAAAATAACTGGGTTGGGCGATAGCTCAGCACACTGGTATATCGCTGGTCTAGCTGTGGAGACTGGGATTAGTCCTAGAGAGTTGATGCAGTTGGAGGATCGCATGCTATGGACCATGCAAAGATGGTTGATAGCAAAGAATCTTCCGAGATCATAGGAGAACCGCCCCCGAGTGGGGCGGTTTTTCTATCGGTAGAATAGTAGAGACGATCGGCGGTGTGTAATGGTATCTCTTTCTGAGCCAGCGTTTCAGTTGGCGAAGGTGAATGCTGCCAACCGTTTCGCGGCCAGTCGGGGTCCGGGCACGTCTGAGATTGTGTTGTCTGATTACCGTGACATGTTGCGTGAAATCAATAAGCTTGATCGTGAGATTTGGAAAGACTTTACTCGGAACGCTCGTGAGATTGCTGCACCTGCTCGGCTTGGTATCAAGAAGAGCATTGACCGGATGGGTGTTGTTCTGCGGGGTTCTGCACGGTATGGCTACCGGTACGGTATGCAACCTGCTCGCATTCCGGGTCGTTTGACGTACAACACGGGGCGTAAAGCTAATCAGGTGTTGTTCAATATGCCGAAGAGTTTTGGTGGAGCTCGTAGATTCGGTCAGGGCGAGGCTGTGCCGATTGCTCGTCTCATTGTGCGTTCTCCTGCGACGATTATTCAGGACATGGCGGGGCGTAAGGGAACCTATATTGATACTCGATCCCGCACTCTTCCGTACCCGTACACAGTGAACACGAAAGATGGACCGAAAGAGATTCTGCGTTCTCACGCCATCAATGGTCAGGGACGACACATGGTTGACAAATTGAATAAGTACCGTGGTGCTTCTCGTGCCGTGTACCCGGCTGCTGAGCAACACATGGATGAGGTACAGGACAAGATCGAAGGCGTTTTGATTGTTACACAGGTGCGCGTACAAGACGCGCTTGATCAGATTGCGAGACTGTAATGGCGAGAAGTAGTCTAAAGGTTACTCTTGCGTCGATGTTCGACGACAAGGGTATCGTCAAGGCTCAAAAGCAGATTCGTCAGCTTAGTGGCACTGTAAATAACCTTGGTGGTGCTGCACTGAAGGCTGGTGCTGCTTTCGCTGCTTTTGGTGCCGGTCGAGCTCTTGTGAACTTTGCGGGCACAGCTATTGAGCAAGCTCGTGATTTGACTCGTAACTTGGATGGTTTGGGTCGTGTCTTTGACGAAGTTACACCTCAAATGGTGCAGTTCACCAAAGACGCTGAGATGTTTGGTTTGTCTCAGGCTGAAGCGGCCCAGGCGAGCGTGTTCTTGGGTTCGGTTATCAAGCAGTCCGGTTTCGACATGCAGACCACTGCGGAGCTTACGAAAGAGCTTGTAGCGCTCGGTACCGACCTCGCAACTGTGTACGGCTACGACGTTTCTGAAGCTTTGCTCGCAATGACGGCTTTGTTCCGTGGTGAGTATGACCCGATCGAGAAGTTCGGTGTCGGCATGAAGCAGAACGAAATCGAGACCGAAAAAGCCAAACTACAACTGGAGAATCTTACCGGTGCTCAAGAACGATTCCTCGATCAGCAAATTCGTCTTATTTTGCTGTTTGAGCGTTCTGCGGATGCTGTAGGTGCTTTCCGTGATCAACAGGGCACGCTATATGTTGAACAAGAGTTGTTGCAAGCGCAAATCAAGAATTTGGCTGCTGATGTCGGTGGAACCCTTGTAAATCAATTAGGTAGGCTAATTCAGGTTTTCCGACCGCTTATTGATGAGCTAGCGCCTCTTCTTACTGAGGCGTTTACAAGCCTTATTTATGTTATTCGTGGTCTTGTCGAGAACAAAGATGTTTTGATTAGTCGGCTGAAAGCCTTTGGCGAAATTGCTGGACTAATTATGGGCATTGTTGTCCGAATGACAGAGTTTTTCTTAGATAATGCACGAGTAATAACAACCGTTATTGGTGTGCTTCTAGCTTTTGGCGCTGCGCATAAGGTTCTTGCGATCGGAACAAACATTGTTCTGGCGTATAAGACCGCTAATCAGCTTGCTGCGGGTGCGGTCAAACTGCTAAATATCAATCTTGCTGGCACCGTCTTTGCTCTAAAGAGTGTCCGTGCTGCAATGATTACGACCGGTATTGGTGCGTTGATTGTTGGTCTTGGTTTTGCGGTTGACTTCGCGTTGACCAAACTTGGTGCTTTCAATGACGGTACCGAAGAGACTGCTAAGGATTTGGAAAAGGCTGTCAAGGAGCAAGAGGCATTCCTTGAGTCGCTAGATGCGGGACGCGTAGAGGAATATAGTCGCGCTTCACGGGAAGAGCTGAAAGAGCTTGTCAATGCGGCTCAGTTCACTGGTTCTGATCTTTTGGATGGGGCTGGACCGGATGCTGTGGGCGGGGCGGCCCGTGATGGTGTGCGTGATTTCTACACAAATCTTGCGGATGAGGTGCAAAAGCAGAAAGCGAAACTGAAGCTTGAGCAACTAGGTGCAACACCTGAGCTGATTAGTGCTGTTCTTGGTTCGGGTGATCAGTGGCGCGAAGTATTCAATTCGGTTGTGGAGAACGGTATTGCTTCTGTGCAAGCCGTACAGGACCTTTTCAACGCCACGACGACCGGTTACGAAGCTGCTATGGCGGAGTGGGAGAAAAATGTTCTCGAACCGTTCAAGGAGTTCACTCGGGAAGCGGAAAGCGCTCGGGATGCCTTTGTTGACTTCCTTGACGAGTTTGAGGTTCTGCCATCGATTGAGACTGAGCTTGGTCAGTTTGAGCGTAGCGCTGTAAATCTCCTCGGAAGTATTGAGGAGAAACTCGGTGACGCTTTTGATAACGGTTATCTGTTAGATGAGTCCTACCGGAACTTGTTGCAGTATGCCCGTGATGAAATCGCGGTGCTCCGTGATATTGAGCGTCAACGTGACGAGATTATTGCCCGCCGTGACGCAGCTATGCAACTCATTGATTCGGTCGGTGAGAGCATCCGTGCCAGCGCCAAGATTACGGATATTCTGCGGGACATTGATACTGAGACTGAACGTATCGATGTTGTGGAGTTTGCTCGTAAGACGGTTATGGCTGGTGATGAGCTTCGTGAGTTCTCGACAGCGCTTATCACGAACTTTACGGAACCGATTGAGGAGGCCAGGAGTAAAGCCGACCTTCTTGTAGAGGGTTTCCGTGGTGTTATTGACCGTACTCGGGCGTTTGTCGAGGACCTGAAGGCTCTTCGTGCGCTTGGGTTGGACCCGATGTTGTTCAACCAGCTTGTGGAAGCCGGTGTGGAGGCAGGATCGGAGACTGCCCGCGCTCTTGTCGAGGGTGGCTCTGACACTGTAAACGAAGTAAACAACTTGTTCCGTGAGCTTGACGAGCTCGGTATGGAACTTGGCGAGAACACCGCCCAGGTCATGTACGGGCAGGGTGAGTTGTTTGTTGACGGTATTGTTGCTGGTTTGGAGTCTCAGGCTGCCGAACTGGAGTCAACTGCTAACGCCCTTGCTGAAGCGTTTACTACCTCCTTTGAGGAAGTGCTGATTGCTGGTATTGAGCGTGCTATTGCTGCTGCCGAGGCCGCTTTGGCTCGTATGCCTCAGGTGCCAGGGTTTGATTTCCAACCAGGACCCGGACCTGGACCTGGACCCGGACCTGGACCTGATGAGGGTCCCAGACCGGGACCGACCTCCCCAGTAAATGTGCCAATTCCGTTGGCCCCGACCGCTTTGAACGTTGGTCTTTCAGCGGGCAGTAATGTCAGTTTCTCCGGCACTGGTTTTGCTGGTTTGTCGGCTGCTCGTGAAATGTTTGGGTCAACCCGACCGGGCATTCCGGCAACCGGAACGGGTATTTTTGCTGGCAACACCACGAATATAAATATCAGTACTGGTGCTAATGCATCAACTACCGCGAATGCTGTTCGCCGTTACGTAAACACAAATACTTTGGCTGGCGTGCTTGCTGCTTCCAATAATAGGAATCTTGGCTAATGCCCATACCTACGCCTAAAGTTGAAATTGGTTTCGATCTTACCGAAGCACCTTTTTCGCCTTTTTTTACATTAGATAGCGCCACACAGGGTCGCCTCGACAACACCGAATACACCTTGGGTGGTGTGCTCTTCATTGATGTAACAGATTTTGTAAAAACTATTGATATTAGTCGCGGTAAAACGTCACAATTTACTACTTTCCCCGCCGGTCAATGCGATGTTGGGTTGAATAACCATTTGCGTACTTTTGATCCGCTTTACGATTTGTCACCCTATGCGGGCAACATTGTTCCAAGACGTGAGATTCGTGTTTCCTCAAACGGTACGGTGACATTCCTGGGTTGGATTGAGGACTGGGATTTGGATTATCAGCCGGATGGGGATTCGGTTGCGGTGGCGAAAGCTTATGACACGTCTTACCTGTTCGCTAACCAGATTCTTGCGGAGCACACGCCAAGTGAAGAGCTGACTGGTGCGCGTATCAATTCGGTTCTCGATCGTGCGGAGATTGGTTGGCCGGCTGTTTCTCGTGACATTGACCCTGGAACTATCAATATGGGTACTGCCACGGTTGCTGCTGAAACTAACGCGTTGAATTATTTGCAGAACATTGCCCAGTCTGATCCTGGTTACGTGTTTATTACTCGGGATGGGAAGTTTGCTTTCCGTGACCGCCGTAAAGCACCAACGACTAGCACTCTTGTGGAGTTTGGTACTGGTGGGATTCCTATTGATTCGGTACAGGTTGTGTACGGTTCGGAGGAGCTCTACAACGATATTACTTTGAGCCGTAAAGACGGAAGCACTGTTATCGCGTTAGATACAGCATCTATCAATGAGTATGGTGCACGTGCTTTGACGATTACGAACATGCAAATGGCTAATGACGCTGATCTTGTGGATATTGCGCTCGGTTTCGCGTCACAGTTCTCCCAACCGGAATATCGTTTTGAGGCGATAAACCTGTCTTTGCAGAACAAGAGTGTTGCGGTGCAAAATCAGGTACTCGGGTTAGAAATTGGTGATGTTTGTAAAGTTTCTTTCACCCCGAACAATATCGGTCCTGCGATCGTGCGATATGTGGAGGTTATTCGCATTGAGCATCAGGTGGATACTTTGGCGCATCTTGTGACGCTTGGTTTCCAGGAAACTCGGTACGCGCCGATTGTTTTGGATGACGCGGTGTTCGGTAAACTAGATGTAGGCACTCTGAGCTGGTAAGGATTTTCTATGCCCTATAAAGTTTGGCAAGTCAATGAGATTTTGACCGCTGCGGATATGAATACGTACATCGGTAATCAGACGATTTTGTCGTTTGCTGGGACCGCTGCTCGTGCGACTGCGATTGGTACAGCCGTGGAGGGCATGCTTTCCTATGTTGGTGGTGGCACTGTTGAGGTTTATGCGGGTA